AAGCTAACGAGGGGAGGCGGCCGAGATAGAGGGGCACATCAAGATACACAGGAAAATCCTTGAATGGGAATGGTACTCTAATCTGAATACCTGCCGAGTGTTTTTTCACATGTTGCTAAAGGCAAACTGGAGAGAGGGGAGATTTCAAGGTCATTTGATCGAAAGAGGTTCTTTTGTGTCATCCCTTCCCAAAATTGCCGAAGAAACGGGACTAACAATTAACGAGGTTAGGGGGACGATAAAAAACTTAAAATTAACAGGCGAAATCACAGTCATATCACATTCAAAATATAGCGTATTTACAATAAAAAACTATGATTTCTATCAAGACATTAACGTACAGAATCACAGTCAGACCACAGACACTTCACAGGCAGACCACAGGCAGACCACATTCACTTCACATTCTGTTGACATTCTGTTAACAACAATAGAAGAAGAGAAAGAAGTAGAAGAAGGAAAGAAAGAAAGAAGGGAAGAAGAAGACTATGGTATCAGAGATACCACTTGTCAGACTGATGTCCAACGAATCATTGAGACATGGAACCAGTGTGGGGCCGTGGAAGTAAAAACGCTATCCACCACCAGTAAGCGTTATCAAATGTTGAAAGCCAGAATTAAGGAGTACGGAGTTGATCAAGTGTTAGAAGCTGTTGAAATGATCAAAGGCAGTCCGTTTCTGCTGGGTCAAAACAAAAATGGTTGGACAATAAGCTTTGACTGGTTTGTAAAACCTAACAATTTTCCCAAGGTGTCAGAGGGTTATTATCTGGCTTGTAATCAAGGGAAAGCCGATAGCGGATATAATCAAATGCTGAAAGGATGGGCAGAAAGTGAATAGAGAGGAGTTTGCTACCGTGGCATCTGCGCTACATAGCGCCTACGGAAAAAGCAACATCATGCCGGATGAATCCGCGTTAAATTTATGGTACGGCATGTTGAAAGACATTGACTATGCAGTTTGCAGAAACGCAGTGACGCAGTTGATCAGCCAAAACAAATTTTCCCCAACGATTGCGGAAATTAGGGAAAAGTGCGCAGCGATCACCGCGGAGCGTCTGCCGGAATGGGATGAAGCCTGGGGCATGGTACTGATGGCGATAAGAAACTATGGCTATATGCGTGAACTGGAAGCCCTTGAGAGCCTACCGGATGCCGTCAGGGGGATTGTGAAGCGAATGGGCTATCAAAATATCTGTCAGAGTGAAAACATCAGCGTGGAGCGAGCTAATTTCAGAGAGGCATACAAGGGACAGGTCAATTTGGTAAAACAGCAGAACGTACTTCCCGGGGCAGTACGAAACGAACAGGCAGAGCTAATAAGGCAATGCGCTGAACGCTTGTCCATAGGTGTGGAAAGTACGAAGTTACAGGAGGAAAAATGATGGGACACCCGGAGCAAAGAGTACTAGACCTTGTGCCGCAGATGACAGAGCTTTTCAAGCAGGGCGAGGATATATACACCATAGCTCGCCATCTGAACGTAAGATACAAAACCGTAGCGCGCTACCTGGAAAGATGCGGATTAATCGCAGAACAGCACATGAACAGCCGGAGGCAGCGAGAAGAGCGGATGGAGAACGAAACCATAACCAAAGCTGACATAGCGAGGTTACGCTCCTGCATCCGCGTAGGCGACACGGTGCCGGTGGTGATGGAAGTGGCCGACCGTGAGAGCGCCAACCTCGCACCAATTGAGGTTCGCAAGGATATGTATGTCACGAAGATTTTAGACAGCGGCAGGGGTGTTTTGGTCAGCAAGGCCATGGGCGAACGGTCTGTAAGGATGGTAACGTATGTGGACATTTTACAAGAATTGGAGGGAGTAAGGCATGAAAAACATATTATTTAAAGCCAAGCGAAAAGATACGGGCGAAATAGTGCAGGGTTCCGTGGTTAAGTACGGGCCGGACGAAGGGAAATACTATATTGTTCCTTCATACGCGTCTGCCCTGTATGGATTCGAGGTGGAACCAGAAACTATACGCCACTTCACCGAATCGCATGATATGGGATGGATACCAGTTGGGGAGCGACTGCCGGATAACGAAAAAGAAGTTGTGATTAGCGTTGAACGCCGCTTGGAAAATGGCACACGAAGGCTCACATGTAGAGCAATCTACGAAGATGGAAGTATATGGTCGGAAAACAGCCGTTTCAGCTGGAATGACTTTGATAGCCTTGATAACGACCTTGAGTACAGCAAGGAGCTTGACAATTGGAAGATACCGGCGGGATGGTACGAAGCTGCTACTTACGCGGAGGAGTTTGCGGCGATAGGCGATTTTGTTATAGCATGGCGGCCGCTGCCGGAACCGTACCAACCGCCGGACGAAAGAGAGGTAGATGATGACAGGTAGAAAGTGTCTTGAAAAGCATTCTAGTAGCATACACGGAATATGCGCCGCTGAAAGATTCGTATTGTTTCACGACACCAGATTCAGAATTGCGGTGGCCGTATATGAATTTTCCTGTGACAAGTGCAACAAAAGCAGACGGATATATTTTATAAGCCGTTAAGACAGGAGGTGCGGAAATGAGACAATATTGTCGGTACTGTTCCTACCTTGTGGCGGGGAACGGTGTCTACTGTAACGAAAAGAAAAAGACAATGAGCGAGGCAAGCGCGAAGTCAGTTAATCGCTGTAAGTCATTCGATCTCAATCCGATGGACGCATTTGACCTGGACAAGGTGTATAAGCCGCGGGAAGTGAAGCAGCGGCAGTGTGATGGGTGTGATGGGCAAATTGAAATGTTCGGGTGAATTATAATTATCCGGCGGTAGTCGGGGAAGGAGGAATATGGAGGAATTAATAAAAAACATAAAGGAAATGGGATTAGATTGGTTCATTGCATCACTTCAATCTTGGGACCTCGAAACAGAAATAGACATAAATGAGGTAATTGACGATTTGAACGAATATTTAACTGATGAAAGAAGTTATGCGCCAAATTAATTTTAGATTGATCAGAAAGGCGGTGAGGATATCAAGATAGGATTGATAGACGTGGACGGTCATAATTTTCCTAATTTGCCCTTAATGAAGTTATCAGCATGGCATAAGCAGCAAGGGGACGGGGTTGAGTGGTACGATCCGATGTTTTCTAATCATTGTGACCGGGTGTATATGAGCAAGGTGTTTTCTTTCTCGCCAGACTATGACGATTGTATTGATGCCAATGAGGTCATCCGGCGTGGTAGTGGTTATTGTATTGACCTGGTTGACGGCAAAGAGGTTTACCGGTCAGACCGTGATACTTTGCTGCCGGAAGAGATTGAACACATCTATCCGGATTACAGCATATACCCAGACTTGACCAAGGACACGGCGTTCGGATTTCTAACCCGCGGATGCCCACGGGGGTGCAGCTTCTGCCACGTTGCCGCCAAAGAGGGCCGGTGCAGTATCAAGGTTGCTGATCTACGGGCGTTCTGGGACGGACAGGGGCATGTAACACTATGCGACCCTAACATATTAGCTTGTCGGGATCGGGACGACCTATTAGGGCAGCTGGTGGAGTCAAGGGCGATTATAGATTTCACCCAAGGTATTGACGTCAGACTTGCAACGCCGGATCGCATAGAAATGCTTAACCAGATGCGGATCAAGAGGATACATATGGCGTGGGACCATCCCGATCAGGATTTGACGGAAGATTTCAAACGATTTTCAGAGTGCTATAACCGGAAGTCGGAAAGCGGTAAAGTCGTCTATGTGCTGACAAATTATAACAGCACGATAGAACAAGACCTGCACCGGATATACACCTTGCGTGATCTTAAATATGATCCTTATGTGATGATCTACAACAAGGAGCATGCCGATCAGCAGCACAAGGATTTGCAGCGTTGGGTTAACAATCGAATTATCTGGCGAAAGTGCCGGAGATTTGAGAATTATGAAAAAGTATAAGAATACAGCTGAATAAGCAGAAAGGACCGGAGCTCCTGCAGGGCAAAGTGTACACGGCTCCTTTCGGTAAAACAATGAAGGACAATTATAAAAGCAAAGTATATACAGATCGCCCGGCATATGCGGACTTTAGCGCACCGGCTAAATTTGAGGCTATAAAAAGCATTATTGCAAAAAGACTTAAAGAGCATCCAAACGCAGTTTGTTCTTACTCTGGTGGGAGTGATAGCGACATTCTTCTTCACCTGATAGAGCAGGTTCGCGAGACATTCGGCTTCCCTTCCGTCCATTATGCCTTTTTTAACACGGGGCTCGAAATGGAAGCAATAAAACGTCATGTGGTCGAAATGGAATCACTATATGGCGTAACGATTACCAAACACCGGCCAAAGAAGAATATCGTACAGGCCACAAGGGAATATGGTCAGCCGTTTGTCTCAAAGATTATGTCGGCCGGTCTGGAGGGCGTACAACGAAAAAATATTCCGCTGTCAATACATAAGGAATACGCAGACGCAAAGGACAAGGCGGCAAAACGGGCAGAACTTAAAAACCGCTATCCTGGATGTGAAACAACGATTAATTTTTTATGTTGCTGTAATTCCAAGGGAGAACCAAGGCCGGATATTCAATTAGTCATAAATTCATCAAAGTATATGTTGGACTTTATAATAGATAATCCAATTCCCTTTAATGTCAGCAACAAATGTTGTGACTATTGTAAAAAGCAGGTAGCGCACAGTGTTCAACGGTCATTCGATATGGTTATAACGGGCGAGCGCAGGGACGAGGGCGGTATGCGATCCGTCCCACGGAAGGATAATACCTCAATGTGTTTTTCTGAAACAGCTGACGGAAAATACAGGCTTCGACCCTTGTTTTACGTATCAGATGCGGATAAGCAGTGGTACAAAGATTACTATGGACTCCGCTATTCGGATGCCTATGAGGTGTATGGATTAACGCGTACAGGGTGTTGTGGATGCTCCATATCAGCAAAGGCGACGGAGGACTTGGAGAAGATACGACCGTTTGAGCCCAACCTGGTTAAAGCCGCATGGAATGTGTTTGGTGATAGCTATAGATACCGCCAACAATACAATTCATACAAGACATTCAGACAAGCATGGGAAAAAGAGCAGAAGAAGACTACCAATGAAGAAATAAAAGGGCAAATGACATTTGAGGATTACTCAGGGTTTATACAGGAGAGCATGAACAATTAAATTTAAAATTGACAAATAAAGAAAAGGGGAAAAGAGGTTTGCTGGCCAGCGGAAAGAACGTTCTTTACTCCTGAAGAAAAAAATGAATGTGTTGAGTTTGTTTGACGGAATTAGTTGTGGGCGCGTTGCCCTTGACAGAGCAGGTATTGACATTGATAGATACTTTGCAAGCGAAATTGATAAATATGCCATTAAGGTAGCACAAAAGAACTATCCTGACACTATTCACATTGGCGATGTGTTAGGAGCTAAGTATAAAAATGGATGCCTATACACGGACAATGGGGCAACTAAAACGGATATAGACCTGCTCATAGGAGGTAGTCCTTGTCAAGGATTTAGTTTTGCTGGGAAGCAACTAAACTTTAAAGATCCCAGAAGTAAGTTATTTTTTGAGTTTGTAAGGATTCTGCACGAGGTGAAACCAAAATACTTCTTGCTGGAAAACGTCAAAATGAAAAAGGAATATCAGGACGTAATAACAAGTTATTTAGGCGTAGAACCAATGGAAAGCAACTCTAGTTTACTGTCTGCCCAGAACAGAAAGCGGCTCTATTGGACTAATATACCGGGAGTGGCACAACCAGAGGATAAAGGGATATTATTGAAAGATATAGTCCATGAATATCACAACGATAATATTGATCTGAATCCATACATAGTACCTTTTGACAAAACACTTAAGATTATTACCGAAGAAGTCAAAAAGGGGAAAATAGGATATTTCAGAAAAGACAGTCAAGCAAACCGAGTGTATTCGATTCACGGAAAAGCGGTT